CCGTAGCGTCAGGGAACCACCCTGAACAAACGCGGTTATTTATCACTCCCGGGCTTGTCTCCGTCTGTTAGACAAGCCTCCGCGGGTTGAACCAGCTCTTTGTAAAGAGCGGCCACGCGGTCGTCGATCTCCTCTTTGTTCAGCTCGATTGGCTTCATTCCGAGGTTGCGCTGTTTGGTTTGCATGTCGATTTGCTTGTTGTACAAATCGTCGACGAGGTTGCGTATCGCTTGCAGTGCTGTTTGGTTCGCTCGCACTTGTGCGGCGACTATTTGCTGCTGTTGTTTGTTCATCATTACACAAAATACGCTGCTCGGGTTCACAAACTGTATCTCCCAACACACAAGCGAGCTTTGGCTTGATCTCTGTAGATAGGAGCACAGGAAACTGATCCAGAGCAGTGACATCACGCACAAGCTGATCCATTTGTATAATTTCAGCAGGTAACACACCACAAACCTTGGCCATAGCAGCCAAGATACAGTTTTTATCGATTTGGGGCCAGGCATTAGAACGTTTATATTGTTCCTCAGGAAGAGCACCCTTAAATGAAAGGCCAGTCAAAGTAACAACTTTATCTGCCCAACTTCCAATTATTGGTGTCATTTTATCTGTTGCCAAGTAACCAAGGGCCTTATTAGTAATGGCTTGTTCCATGGTTACCGTTTTATTAGCCGTGAGATGAAGTTTTGCAATTGTGCGCAACGGATCTTGAAAACTGTCGCGACTTACCATTGGGTCAACAAAATATCTACCACAAAAAGGAACGGGCTCACCCTGTTGAACCAATATAGGTTCAATACTTAATCCCAATTTAGTGGCGACTTCTTGCAAAGCCTTCTCCATTGCGTTATCATAATTTGGCACTAACCCATCATCCCCTGTATACAACCCAAGTCGCTCAAAGGCTTCTAATGGGCTGTAACCAAGCATTCTCAGTGCACAAAATGACACAAACGCATTCACCATAGTGTTTCCATCAGTTGTTATCGGACTTCCGCTTCTTGTTCCATAGCCTGGTTTAAACTTAACACCATTCCTGGTTGTTCCATTCTTAATAAATACTTGATCAAACCATCTTTTGAACTCAGCGCGCCGCTGTTCATCACACCAGCGCATATATGAAGCCAACACTATGTCTTTTTGCAAAAATTCACTCATTGTCCCATCAAACCGATTAAAATCTGTCGACGCTAACGCACGTATGATT